TGGGTGTTTCCTCAGACAGGCATGACTGGCCACGCGGGCGCGGTCGGGTCGGTACAGGTAGCGGGCAGGTCGCGGAGCGCCTGGCGATAGGAGGCCCAGGCACTGCGCTGGGTGTCTGTCATGCTGGCCCAACGGTCCGGCAGCACGCGGATATCGCTGGCTGCCAGCATCAGGTCGCGCTGCTCCCGCAAGTCTGCCATGGCGCGGGCCTGGGCCGCCGCTGCCAGGTCGGCCACCTCCCGGGACACCAGGGCGCCGTCCATCACCCGGCAGGACCAGACGCCCTCGACCTGATCGTCAGCGATCTTCAGGCGGCCGATACCATCGGCGCCCACCCCTTCTTCCAGGAGGCTAAGCGCGTCACGGTGGTGCAGGGCCAAAATGCGGCCGCTAGGCGGGTCATAATCCACATAGAAATGTACGGCCGCGTCGGCTGGCGCCTCGGTCATCGAAACCACCTCACTTGCACATAGACGTTCCAGTATTGGGTGCCGGCATAGGTGGTGATCACGCCATCGGCGTTCGTGTCGGCGGGCCGCCAGCCCTGCAGGGTGAAGGTGTAGGTATCCAGGCCGGGGTCGCTGAACGCGTCCATGGTGAACACCCACTGATAGGGCGCGCTGCTCAGCGTGGCGCCAACAGCGGCGGTAGCGCCGGTACGCGTGTTGGTGCGCACAACCTGGATCTTCGGGTTGTTGGCCGCGCCGGCGGTGCCTGGCGTGGCGCTGAAAACAACCTTGATGTCACAGGGATTTCCGCGCACCTGGAAGGCGGGAACGGTGGTGATGGTGGTCCACGCTCCCTTGTCCGTCACCGTGATGCTGGAGCCATCCTGATAGGCCGAGACCGACGCCATGCCGCTGGCGACACCTACCCCCAGGTCATTGCTGTTGAACAGCTGTCGTCCGGCGCCGTCCCAGCTCTCAAAGGCGTATTCAGTGCCATTGAAGCCCATGCGGGCGCGGGTACGGGTCCCATCCGATATCCAGATATTGCGGGACGGCCCGTCAATATAGATGCCAGCGCTGCCATCGTTATTACCGGTGGCGGTCGCCCAAAAGACCTTGCCGCCTATGCTGCTGGAGTTGATCTGGCTGGCATTGATGGTGCCGGCGTAGATCACTCCATTGCCCAGGGTACCTGTCGTGATGGTGGCCGCGTCCAGGTTCTCGATGAACCCGTTGTGGATCACTACCTGCCCGGCCGCCGTCACGAAAAACGGCGACTGCGCCACCGTGCTGCCGGGCGGCACCAAGGCGAAGGTGTCGGTGCGGATGACGAAGGTCGAGGTCGAGCCGCTGTTGGCCACGCCGAAGCCGGCGACATAGCCGTTGACGTCCAGCTTCAGCACGTATTGGGCGTTCAGGCCGTTGACGCTGGACTGCAGGGTGCTGATGGACGCCGTGTTGCCGTTGACCGTGGTGGTCAGGTTAGTGATCGCCGTGGCGTTGGCGCTGTCCCCAGTCGCGCGGGCCGTCATCTCGCTTTGCAGCCCTGCATAGGTGGCCGGCAAGCCGGTGCTGGCGTTGTTGACCTGGGCGGAAAGGGTGCTGGTGGCGCTGGCATTGGCGCTGTCCGCCGTGGCCCGCGTGGTCGCCTCGCTGGTGATCGCGGCGAAAGCGGCGGAGAGGCCGGTGGTGGGGTTGTGCACCTCGCTGGCCAGGGTGGTGATGGATGATGCGTTGGCGCTGTCGCCATCGGCCCGGGCCGTCTGTTCCGTGAGCAGGTCCGCCCGCGTCTTGGCCAGGCCGGTGTTGCTGTCGTTCACCTGGGCGGAAAGGGTGCTGGTGGCACTGGCGTTGGCGCTGTCGGCTGTCGCCCGCGTGGTCGCCTCGCTGGTGATCGCGGCGAACGCGGCGGAGAGGCCGGTGGTGGGGTTGTGCACCTCGCTGGCCAGGGTGGTGATGGATGATGCGTTGGCGCTGTCACCGTTGACCCGGGCTGTTTGCTCCGTCTGGATCGCAGCCGCGTTGCCGTTGATGGCGGCCGTCAGCGTGGTGGTGGTGCTGGCCAGGCTGTCGGCCGTGCCCTGCTGGGCCGTGCTGACCGTGTCGATATGTGCCTGTAGGGTCTGGGCACTTGCCAGGATGGCATTCGCGCGGGCCGTGGCCTCCGCTTCGATGGCGGTCGCCCGGGCCGTGGCCTCCGCCTGGACGGCCGCCACGCGCTGCGCCGCCTCGGCCGCGATCTGGGCCGCGACGCTGCCGGGCACGTCCGCGCCATCCGTCACCAGATCGATCTGGCTGACCAGGTCCAGCACGAGCTGATCCTTGCCAATGGTGTTTGCCGCGATCTGCGCCGATGTCAGATAGGGCACCTGGAATTGCAGGGGTGCGGTGATGGGGCAGCCGGCCGTGCCGAAGGTGTCGAAGGTCTGACTGACCGCGTAATAGGTGGCGCCCGGCGTCAGGCCCGAGACCACCAGGGGCGCCGTGGTGCCGCTGGCCACCGGCACGCCGCTGGTGTCCACGGTGGTGCTGGCCCCCACCCAGACGTTGACGCCGGCAAAGTCCAAGGCGTCATCACCCACCGGCGCGATGAAGGCGAACAGGGTGTTCAGCGTGTTGGGCAGCGCCTGCAGCTGCACCGACGCCGGCACCGGGTTGTTGACGGTGATGGTGGCCGGCGCCGTCTCCCCGCCCAGCTTGTCGCGGATGGTGACGCTGAAGGTCAGGCGGCGGTGCGGACCGCCGGCGTCCTTCGCGTTCATGCTGTCGAACAGGTAGAAGTATTCCGGATCCGTGACCAGGTCGGTGCGCAGCGCCTTGCCGCTATCCGGCTCGATCACCGTGACGGCGTAGGACTGGAAATACGGGTTCACGAAGCCCGAACCGGCGCCGAACGCTTCCGACCCGAAGTCGGCCGAGGTGCTGGGGAAGTTGCCCCGCCACACCAAGTGGATGTCCTTGCCCGTGAACTCGGTATCCAGGCCCTGGCCGTACAGCTCCAGCCCTGAAACGCTGGCACCATCCAGGACGTTGGCGAAGGTGTAAAAGACGCTGTCCGACCATGCACTACGGACGCCGCCGGCGGCGGTGACCGCGATCTGAACCTCATACTCCTGGCCCTCGATCACGGGGTACAGCTTGACCTGCCCCAGGCCCCAGCCGGCGGAACTCTGCAACCAGTCAGTGCTTCCCGACGCGCGCCAGCGGACCACGGCGCTTTCACCTGTGACCTCGGACGACGGAGTCCAGGTCACCAGCAGCGCCGGGACCGGCGTGCCGGCAGCCAGATATTCCAGGCTGCCGGTAATGGTCATATCATGCGGCGCCACCAGATCGCCGATGCCATCCACCGTGTGTTCCGCGACCGCGGCGGCGACGCTGCGCCGGCCATCGCTGGAGGTGTTCCAGACGCTGATGGCCCACAACCCCAGGGCGGCTGGGGAGATGTCGGCGCCGGTCGGGCGGGTCAGGGGCACGTTGATCCAGGCCCCCGTCGGCGTCAGTGCCATGCAACTGGCCCCATCGACGCGCAAATCGTCGGTCCGGTCCCAATTGATGACCAGGGTCGGCTGGTACACCCCGGCCACCCATTTCAGGGTTTCCACGACGGTCAGGCCGGTGACGTTGGGCAGCGGCGTGCCGGCCGTCAGATTGCTGTCCCAAGGCGGAATGGTGCCCGTCTCCGCCTCATGCACCCCAGGTGCGTAGTCCACCAGGCGCAACAGCGCGGACTCATCCTTGCCCGGCTCGATACCCGTCACCAGCATCGGTGCCGAAACCCGGCCGGCGATACCGAAGAAGAAGCTGTCGCCCGGGGCCAGGCCCGGCACGGCGGCGACCAGGTTCAGGGTGTGCGTGCCGCCGGTGGCCCCGACGGTGCACCCGACCAGTTCAGTATCTCCACCGGCCAACCGGAACAGCACCGCGTAGGCCTGGGACCCGTCGGCGTCGATCCGTTCGTCCGTTGTGACGCTCAGATGATCGGCGCTGACGGCCGCCAGCCGGCCGCTGGTCAGGCCGATTTCCAGGGCATCGTGCTGGACCTCGACCCGATCGCCGCGCACGACGCCGAAATTCTGGATGTCGGTGTTCAGCTGGTATGACCAGGGCCGCAGCATGCCCACGGCCCAATGGTACCGGGCATCCGCCCAGGCCAGGTCATGGTCGGCGCACAGTTCCGACTGGTCCAGCGTCTCGAAAATCGTGGCGGTGGATTCGTCATAGCCGTCGGCATAGACCACGCGCTCGTCAACCGCCCAGCCCTGCAAGGGATTCCTGAACCGGACGCGGATGGCGTGCGGCTGCTTGGTGAAGGTGCGGCTGGCGCGGAAGCCCCAGGAGTTCTTGGGCCCGAAGACGTTGCTGGGGACATCCTGGATAATGTCGCGGACGACGGAATAGCGGCCATCCCGGTTGATGTATTGAGCCCGGCCGATGGCGGCGACCTTGCGCAGCCGCTCCAGCACCGACGCCTCATCCGTGCAATACCAGCTCATCCACCGGCCGGCCGCCTGGTTGGCCTCCGCCCAGTCCTGCAGCCGCACCCAATCGATGCGCTTGTCAGGGCGCGGGAAATAGTTGCTGGGGCCCTGCAGCAGGGCCAGGTAGCAGGCGGCGGGATTGGACGTCGGACGCGTGATCCAGGTGCCGGCGGTGGCATCCCAATCCGGCAGGATTGATTGCGCGATGCAGTTCAGGTCTTGCACCGCCCCATTCAATTGGCTGTTCGCCCTGATGCGGACGGCGATCAGGGCCACCGGCTTGCCGAACTTGATGGGATAGCCCGGCTGGCGCGCCCGCATGGCCATCCAGGCCACGCTGTCGGCGTAATTGGTATCGCCATCATGGTCGATGGTGCGCCTCACCCGCATCTGGTAGCGGCCGGAGGGTACGGACCAATCCAGGGATCGCCGGATTGGGCTGGTATCCTCCACCGTCACGGTCAGCGGGCTGCCGGGGGCCGCCACCCAGGCATCGCTGTCGATCGGCCCGTACTGCACCTCCACCTGGGCGGTGTTGGGCTTGTGGTTATTGCCGTCGACGATTTTCCAGACGCCGTTGGGGAACAGGAAATCCGCCTGAAGCCCGGTGGCGATCGCGTTGATTTCCCGCGTGACCCACCCATCGATCGCCCGCAGTTGCACCCCGGGCTCGATCTCCACCGGAATGTCCGTCCACAGGGTGATGGGATCATCGGTGGCGTAGCCCTGCCGCACCTCCACCTGCACATCGTTGTAGGACTCGATGGGCGTATCGCCCAGCTTGATGTCGCTGATGTCCAGCGGGCCATAGCCGGCGCAATAGAGCAGCCGCAGGTATTGGTCGTTGCCCACAGTTTCCGTCACCGGCGTGGCGGCATAGTCGGGGTATATGCGCGCGCGCCCCAGCAGCAGGGGGATGGGCTGCCATAGACGCCCCCGGTTCGACCCCGGGGCCAGGGAATAGGAGGTGGCAGATGAGCCGCTGGAACTGGCCGGTGGCACCAGGGCGTTAATGGCCAGCATGCCCAACATCGAGATGCCGGCGGTCAAGAGCGCCGTCCCAGCGAAGGCGCCCACACCAAGGGCGGTCCCCACCGACGCGCCATATCCCAACCCGCCCGCCGCAACCGGGCCCGCCACATAGGCGGCGGCCACGATGACGGCCAGGGTCAGCACCGTGCGCAGCACCTTGCCGCCACCGCCACCACCCTGCGGGATGACACGCACCAGCACCGTGCGCCCGGCCCGGGGCTTGACCACATGCCAGCGATCGGCCGGAATGAACCAATCATCGATCCACACCATGGCGCCCACGGTCCAGGCCGCCGTCAGGCCCTGGTCCAGCAGCATCTGGTCGATGGTCTGCCCCGCGCGGACGTGCACGGTCACCCGCTCCGCCCGGAAGGGGGCCGCCACCGATTGAAGGCGCACGGCATCGGCCGGCGGGGTGTCCCCGCCGGCGGGAAGGAGGTCAGGCGCCAGCATGGATCAGCCCTCCCCCTCGAACCGGTAGACGCCCACCACGTGGTTGCCGTAGCGCAGGGACAAGGGCTCCAGGTTGCTGAATCCGGCCACCCGGTTCGTTCCGGCCTCGATATGCAGCAGGGACCAGCGCTCCGGCACCCGGCCCCACCGTTCCTCCGCCACCACGACGATACCGACGTGACAGCGGTGCAGTCCGTGGCGGATCAGCGCCACGTCGCCGGTGCGCACCGGCGCCACGATGTTCAGGGGCTGGCCATGGGCGACCCGGGCCGCCAGGGGGCGCCATTCATCCAGGTGGGCGGCCACCAGCGCCGACATGACCCCGAATTCCCGCTCACCCGGATAGGCCTCATCCAGGTAGCTGGGCAACTCGACGCCCAGGACGGTGGCGTGGACATGGCGCACCAGGCCCCAGCAGTCGTATCCCTCCGGCCCCCGGCCGGCATGGGCATAAGGCAGCCCGACGAACGGGGCCAGGGCCGCCGCCGGAATCATCGGCGTGCCCGCCTCCGTCTTTCCGAGGGAGGATGTCTTGAGGATGGCGATCATGAGGATGCCCCTCCGGCCAGGGCCGGCCACTCAGCCGGGCGGTAGTAGTCGCAGGGGCATTGCTCCTGCAGCGTGGGCTCATAGATCAGGGTGCCGGAGACCTCGCCCACGTCCACGTCGACCGACGCGAACTGGAATTCCAGGGGCCCCAGCTCGACGGTATCGGGCGTGATGGACATGACCACCGACACCGTGACGTCCGGCGTATCGGTGATCTGGCGCAGGGCCTCCGTCACCTCGCGACTGATGTTGCAGATCGAGGCCTTGGCCTGCGGCACGTCATCGTCCGTGTCATTGGGAAACACGAAGTCGAAGGGCATGGCGGTATAGGCGATGTCGTTGCTGATCCAGCTGCGCGTGTCGCGCACCAGGTTGATGGGCGCCGCCAGGCTGGCGTGCTGGATGGTCAGCAGGATCAGGAAGACGACATCGGTTTCCTGCGCATTGATCGCCTGGCGGGCCGCGATGGACAGGACGCGCGGCATCAGGGCATGACCTCGAAGGCCACGGTCACCATCAGGGTGCCGCCCACCGATTTCATCTTGGGCGGCGCCGTCCAGCGCAGCACCACGGCCGTGCCGTCAATGGGGTGCACGGCATTGAAGCGCAGCGCGCCCAGGGTGATGGTGCGGTAGAAGTCCTTGATAGTCGCCCATCCCGCCGGATCGGTGGCAATGCTGCCACTGAGGGGGCCGGACACGGCGCTGTAGCGCGGTCGGGTGTTGGCGACGCCAGCGTCGAAGGGCGTGCGCAGGGCGACGTCGCCCAACTCCTCCCCAAAGTCGTCCTCGGTGAACTCCAGAGGAACCGATGCCGGCCAAGAGAGCGTGGTCATACCGCACCCCAGGAATCAAAAAGGCCCGGCGGGATCGCTCCCGCCGGGCCTGGTCACAAGAATTGCTGTTGCATGATGGCAAACTTTTCACGCACGGCCAAGCGCTCATACGCGCCAGGGGCTACGAAAATCACCCATTGACACCCCCTAAAATAGGGGGTAATTTCTAGTCAGAGGCGACGGGATGGCCCGACGCACTCGGTAATGGAGACCGGAACATGACCACCACCTACACCGTCTTTCGCCGCGACGACAGCAGCGTAGTCGACGCCCAGGGTCTGACCTTGCGCGAGGCCGCCGAATGCCTGCTGACCCAGGACGGCTATGCGTTTGAGATCCGCAGCGTTGATGGGTTCTTGCAGCTTTTCACCTCAACTGGCTCGCGCAACAGCCCGATTGGCGCTCGCGATCTGCGCCCGACACGCTTCCAAACGCTGGACGGCGTTGATGCCCTTTATCGGGACATCATCACCGATACCTGGCACGGTTACACCGCCATGACTGATACGGACTTTAGCGCCATGCTGGCCAGCTTCGAGGAAGACGAATGACGACTACGCTTCGTGCGGCGCTCTTAGCCTGCGGCCTCTCCACCCGGGAGGCCGCAGAGTTCCTGAATGTGCGCCAAGACACAATCAACAAGGCCATCAATGGCAAGGAACGCACTCCAGACGGATGGCTGTACGAACTCCGCGCGCTCAACCTGCGTCAAAGGCGCGCCGCACAGCATGCGCTGGATCAGGTCGCCGTCCTGACCAAGGAGCAAGGCGCGCCCGTTGCGGTAGACTACGGCGTTCCAGTTGACGACACCGAAGCGCGACACTTGGGATGGCCCTGCATCGGCGCGGCAAATGCCGTCGCCAGCATGGTATGGGAGGGGCTTCCGGAGGGAGTTAAGATGCGCGTCGCACCTCGCGGCAGCACGCCCGCCACGGCCGCCGCCGCAGACGCGCACCAGAAGTGACCACAAGGTGAACGCGGCATCCTCCATTCCCAGGAAGATGCCGCTACGGCCATCACGCACCCCAGGCGATCATGCGGTCCACGTCCTGGATCAGGCACCATAGCATCTTGTCTCGCCAGTCGCCGTCCAGTTCATCCCTGTCGCAGGAATGGTTCTGGATGATGGCCAGTTCCATCAAGCGGCTTTCATTATAGGCCATGAGCAGATACCGAAGCTTGATGGCGATGCCGGCGGTGGTTCTGGCCGGCAATTCCTCGATCTGGCCAGCTACCCTATCCTTGACCTCGTGAAATGGTTCCAACTCCGCTTCGGTGCTGTCTGCTGACTGCCCGTCCAGCATCCGCCATGCATCCTTGTAGTTCTTCCAGGCCGACAGCAGGGCGGCGTCAGGATCGTGGGCATCGGTGATGGCACCGGAGCTGCCGGCGGCAGCGATCACCGGCATGGCAACCGCCGCCGACAGCAGGCCCCGGCGGGACGGGATTATGGCTTTGGTCATGGCATCACTCCGCCGCCTGGAGGGCATCCGGCGCCGGCATGGCCGTGGCCGCCGCGTCGCGGACCACGGACCAGGGCAGCAGCACCGCCCGCCGCCTGCGGTCGGGAAAGGCCACCAGGGCCGGGGCCGGCCGGGCGCCCGGCAGGGCCATCAGGGCGATGGACCAGTCGCCCGCCCAGCTGGTCAGGGCGAAGGCCCGCGTCAGGCGCGGATGTTCCATGGCCACGGCCACATGGTCGGGGAAGCCCTCCGGCGCCACCCACACGCCGGCCACGCCCACGGCGTGGCGCAGGCGCGGGCTGTCGGGCGCGCCCAGCACCAGTTCACCCAGGCGGGCGCCGTGGTTGGCCACCGGCGCGCCCAGCAGATGGCGCAGGGCGGCCGCCCCGTCCAGCTCCGGCACCACGACGCTGCCGGCCGTCCCGGCACGACGGTCCACCAGCGGCAGGTCCGTGGACTCATACAGGGCCATGGCGGCATCGCGCCCGAAGGTCTTACGCACCATGTTCAGGTAGGCGGTCCAGGCGTTGATCTCCAGCGGCGTCAGCGCCACGCCCGAGGGCGCCCGCAACAGCGGCGGCAGGTCGGACACCGGCACGTCCACGCCGGCGGCGGACCGGGCCCGCAACGCCTCCTCCATCGCGTTGAAGCGGCGGATGTAGGCCAGCTTGAACTTCAGCGCCTTGGCGCCGGTGAAGCCCATGGCCAGGAGGGCGAAGCCGTCGCGGTCCATGTCGTAGGAGCGGCATTCCCGGGTCACGCCTTCGCGTAAGCTACTGATATAGCTATTAAGCTGAAAATTCAGCCCATGCAACTCAGGAGCATCGCGGAGAAGATTATCCACCGCCTGCAACACGTTCTTGTGCTCTTTGTCGAAATAGTCCGCGACATCGCGGCTGCTGGTCCAGGCCCGACCGTCCTTGACGGTCACGATGGGCTTGCCTTCGAACTCGGGGGAAAGCATATTCATGGTGATCTGGTACCTTTCATACCGGGTTTAAATCAGCCGCTTTGGCGAGCGGCGGGTTATGCGGACCGAGGGGTGGGCTTGCTTGCCGGCTTACCGCCCCTCGGTTTCCTTCGCGGCCTGAGCCGCCTCATGATCCAAAGCCATTTCCGTCAACCGCCGGATCGCCTCCGAACGGGGCGGCACGTCCAATTGGCCGCCGCGCCATCGATCAATCCTCGTTACCAACGCTCCCGGAACCTGAATGCTCAGGCTCTTGGGATTGTTCATCATGTTGGTTCTAGCCATAACACCTCCGGGAGAAACGATATAAGCGATATACTCGATATCATTTTTATCGTCAATCCCATTCAATAGTGCCTATCTGTGATGTCTCTGATATATGTCCCGGCACATATGTGGAGGCGCCGATGGCACGCGAAAAGGCGATGTCGACACGGAAGTTATTTTCCCTGCCCGTCGACCTAATTCAGCAGATTGAGCGGTATCGCTTCAGTCGACAAATTGCGACGGAGGCTGAAGCGGTCCGGAATCTTCTTCGTCGCGGCCTTCGCTTTAACGAACTTTGGAGCCAGGTCACCGGGCTGGTTGCCGACGGACACATTTCGAAGGATGTTCTGGACACCATCGCCGACCGCATTGGCCTTAGCTGGGATGACCCCGACTTTCCTGATACCGATGCCCTCGGTGAAAGGGTAGCCCCGGCCGATATGGCCACCATCGCCCGCGGCGCCCAGATACTGATGAGCAATCCGCCGGGCCCGATGCCAAAGGATGACAGACCGATCGTCCGCCCCGCCGGCGTCAGTACCAATTATATCGATGACGAACTGGTTGAAGCCATCAATCGGCCAGGTCTGATAAATGTGTGCTTCTATGTATTTCCGATCAATGACAAGGGAACGACATACAAGTACGGCGTTGCGGTACTGGTGGAGCGGGAGGAGTGTCGCCTGTTCAGCGACCGTTCCCCGCTATTCTTGCACCTAGATCACAACAGGCACATGGATGAAGTGCAGCAGGTATTTGATGCGGCGAAGCGCAGTGGACACCGGGTCTATTATTCACCTGATCCCCTCCCCCATGAAACCAGCGACCTGCCTCACGCCGAGGCCCTGGCCATCGTTGATGCCCAGCCGACCGAGCCTCTAACCGATTTTTCCACTCTCGTTGAACTTGCTCACAATTTTCCCGTTTTGTGATATAGAATCTACCGCGTGAGTTGCTGTCAATACGTGGGGAGACTATGCGCAAGGCAGCGTTATTCGCTCTCTTAATTGCTTCTGGCTGTTTGTCAAATTCAATTCAGGAGTTGAAGGACAGGCCAGGAGCTAAATACTATATGAAATCCGACGTTCCATTTAATATTGCCGTTGATCGAATATCTAAGTCGATGATGGTGTGCCTAGATGAGCCCTCCATTACTCCATTCAAGGTTGACAGAAATGTCGATGAAAAGATGGAGTTGGCGACGCTTTCTGTTAGAGAAAGCGGATCATTCAAATATTACACACATGTAGAGATAAAAAGAGCCGACAGTGGCATAGAGCTTACTGTCTATGATTTCGTTAAACCACTCTTTGGAAACAGATTTAGTCCTTACCAGCGTTGGCTCTCAGGTGATCCGGCATGTCCCTAAAGCGGGCCCTATCACCCAGCCGCGTCACCGCCGCGTCACCTGGCGCTTCACGCCATAGCTGGCACCCATGACGGAGTCCATGCTGCCCTGACCGATGTTCTTGCGCATGCTGTCGCGCACGAAGACGTCGATCTGGTCACGGCCGTCGGACCCCTTGGTGACCTGCGCCTCCACATGCTGGCCACCATAGTTGTGGATGTTCACCACCGACCCACTGGCGCCGGATGTCGCTTGGGGCACCGGGGTGGCGGCGGCCTGCGACCGGGCCTCCCGGGTCCGCACCATGGCGTCTGACTCCACCACCAGGCCGCCGGCGGCATAGCCGGGCAACTGGTTGTCGTTGATGGCCCGCAACACGCTCAGGTACTTCCGGGTCTGTTCGGCATTCACCACGAACTCCCCATTGCTCAACCGCGCGTGAATGCTGTCCGAGGTGCTGGTGCCCGGCCCCGTGATATAGCCGCCGCCGGCGGCCACTATGACATCCGCCCCAGGGAAGGCGGCGTTGACGGCGTCGGCATTGGCGCCGGAGGAGGAGCCGCCGCCGAACAGCGCCTGCAGCAGGCCGCCGGCGTCGCCCAAGGTGGGCAACATCGCGCCGCCGGATAGACCCAGGGCATTCTTCAGCGGGTTGATCAGCGACAGCTTCAGCAGTTCCTGGATGATCTCGCTGATCACCCCCTTCCACAGGTTCTTCAGGGTGTCAGCAGCGCTACCGCCCTGCACCATGATCTGGGTGAAGGCCTCACCGATGCGGTCGAAGCTGCTGGAGATGAAGCCGCCGATCTCATCCCATACCGCCTTTTGCCGCTGCAGCTCCGCCGTCAACAGCGCCTGCTGGCGGGCGCTATCGATCAACTGTTGCTTCAGCGCCTGGGCGGCCTCGCTTTCATCGGCCCACAGGGCGGGCGCCTCACGCTGGATGCGCTGTTTTTCCTTCAGCGCCGCCAGGTCCGCCGCCCGCTCGCCCGGCACACGGCCCAGCGCCGCCAGTTCCTGGCGCGTCAGGTCCAATTCCTGCTGCCGCTGCTGCAGGGTATCGTTGGCGCCTTGCTTCTGGGTTTCTTCTTGGTCCTGCCCCAGGATGGACCGCAGGCTGGCGCGATTCTGTGCCGCCCGGGCCAGGGCGGCGGCACGGGCGTTGGGGTCCGTCAAGGCATTGGCCTTGTCGAACTCATCCCGCGTCTGATCCTCCGCCTGGATGTCCAATTGCGCACCAGCCAGGGCCGCCGGCCCCTTGGCGCCAGCAGCCGTCAGACGACGGTGCTGTTCCAGCCGTTCCCTGAAGCTGATGATGTTCTTGGCCGTGGCTTGGTTCGCAGCGGCCGACTGCGTCGCCAGGTCCTGTTCCGCCGCGGCGGCCTGTTCCGTCGCGCTGGCGCCGCTGGTGCGCGCCGCGATCAACTGCCGGGCCAGCGCCTCCGCCCGCAGGCCTGCCGCTGTCGAGATGCCATAGGCCGCCGCCACCTTCAGGGCCTGCGCCGCCTGGTCCTTAAGACCGGCCAAGGTGTCGTCGCGCGCCACCTTCTGGTCCAGCAACACCTTCTGTTCAGCCAGTTCACGCTCATGCGCCGCCGCCTGGGGCGATTTGCCAGCGTCCAGCGCCTGGATATAGGCCTGCACACCCGCGACGTTGGCCGCGCGCTGCGCCGCCGTGCCGACCATGGCGGCCCTGAGCTTGGCGAAGTCGTCCGCCTCCTTCAGCAGGTCGGTGCGTTCCTGCCCGGCCGTGTCCTGGAAACGCCCGTCCACCGGTGCGGCGTTAGGGGCCACCTGGGGAGCCGCCGCCGGCGTCGCGCCACCAGCAGCAGGGGCGACAGGAACGGGACCGGCGCCTGTCAGACGCGTTCCGCTGATCTGCGCCACCATATCATAATAGGCCTGGCTGATCGCTGCGGCGCGGTCCTGTAGCGCGCCTATGCGCGCCTGGACGTCCGGATCGTTACCGCGCAGCGTGCCGATGCGCTGCAGGACGCCCAGTGGTTCAGGA